CGGTCATGCTAGTCGCCGACATGACGCTGCCAGTAGCGACCACGCCGTAGTTCCCAGCGGTGCCGGGACTGCTGGCAGTAAGATTCATGGTTGAGCCGTCAACAGTCGCAGCCACAGAGACTGCGGCCTCAACCAAAGGCTCCAGCGTGGCGAGCGTAGTCGCCAGATCGACGCCGATGGCGACGGCCGTGTTTCCTTCGGTGACAGTGCTGTCGCTATCGAACTCAAAGACCACGCCGTTGATGTTCAGCGTGTCGCCGTCAACAGGCTGGTCGCTGAAAGAGACGCTGCCGGTCGCGGCCGTCGGAACAGTCGCCCAGTTCCCGTCACTCGTCGCGTTGTTGTAGTACAGCGTTGCCATCTATTTAGTATCCCGGTACGAAGGCGATGATGTCCCACTTGTCACGGCCCGCGTGATACGTCGCGGCGAGAACGTCCATCTTGTTCGCGGCCGTGCTGAACGGCAGCGGCGAGGTCGCGGACGCAGGCAGATTGAACTTGTCGCCCAGCGTCACGCTTCGGCTTCCGGTGCCGTCCTGCGTGAGCCGCCACCGCAACGTCTGGCCGTTCACCGGGTTCGATGGGTTGGCGAGCGTGGCATTGTCGGTGAGCGTAACGTCGAAGATGTCGCCAGACGCGGCGTCCGTGCTGAGCGTGGCGGCGTAGGCGATAGCAACAACGTGCGGGTTCCGCAGCAGTGAGGCCGACACCTTCTTGGTGACAGGCGAGCCAGTGGGGTCGTCAACAATAACGAACAGGTCATCGGGCGTGACGGCCGAAGCCGCAGACAGTTCGCTGATCTTCACCTCTGTCATTAGTTCTGCTCCGTTCTGATCTTGTCGCCCGATTCAGTGGCGATGGCCGCACCGGACTCAGTCAAAAGCACAGGAGCCGAAGGCGCGGCGATCGGCTTTTTCGACGGCCTGAGAAGCCTGGGGTTCATTGGCATAGTGCGCTACTCGCTATGGCTTTACAGTAAGGGATGTAACGACCTAGCCCTTGGCCATCACGGTCATGGCGCAGGTGGTGCCGCCAACAACAATCGGGGCAACGTGATTGACCGCAAAGCAGGCGTCCGGAACGGCGATGATGCCCACCGTCACGGCTGACGTTACAGCCGAGCCATCGGCGTACACCTGCACCGGGGCAATCCTGGGATCGACCGTGCCATGCCAGCGGATCTGCGTGCAGCCGTTGGTGGCGCCGATCATCACGCACGCCCCGCCAAAGCGGCCAAAGGGGAACTGCCCGGAAGTGGTCGCCGCCGAGCTGTTGGCGGTGATGACCGTGCCGGGGCTAAAGTGACGCGCGATCTCGTTCATACGTTCCTTCCTTTGACGCGGTATGCGTGCTTCTCAATGATCTTTTCCCGCAGCTCCCCGGCCTTGGCGTTGGGGTTTCTGCGTTTCTCCTTGCGAATCTCGTCTTTAATGATGCTCTCGGACAGCACCTTGCGTTGCGGAGCCTCGGGGCCCGGGTCGTAGTTCACGCTCCCGGACACAGCCAGACGACGCTTGCGGGCGACTTTGAGGACGTCATCGTTGGATGACACCCACGCGGCCGGATCACGCCAGCCACGCTTGTCAGCCAGCCCGGCGCAGTACACCTTGCCGTTCGGGTTAATCCCAGCCTGCTTGGCTTCCTTCAGCACGTAGTTGGCCTGGAGCCTGGGCATGGAGTCGAACTGCTCCATGTTCTGCCGCCCCTCCAGGAATGCCCGTTCCGTTCCCTTTGTCCCTGGGGGCGTCTGCGTGGCGACCATAATGGCCCACCGCTCGCCGTAGGGCAGGGCCTTTTCGTACGTGTCCACGGCATCGCGGCCGAGGATGCGGACCTCATAGGGAATGTCCATACTGACTACTGTCCTTCGGGGGGAGCTTCAGGCTGCTGGCCGGGGGGAGGGCCTGGGGGAGGAGGAGGCGGCGGAGGCACCATGAACTCCGACACATCCATCTGCATCGCCTGCCCCCACTTGGTGAGCAGAGCGTTGAACAGCTGCGGCTGGCCGGCTTGCATCATGCCCTGCGCAACAGGCGCCAGGATCTGCATGGCCTGATTGATCTGCTCCACCCTGGTCGCGGCGTTGGGCTTGCGCACAGAGCCGGCTTCGACGCGGTAGGAGTACTCCCGAACAATGGAATCCGGGTCTTCGTTCTGAACGTGCAGCTGCCACGCCTGGGCGGCCATTGGCCCGAGGAGAGGTTCGACGTCTTGGGGGTAAATGAGCCACCGTGCCAGGAGGGCCTCCTTGCGTGCGACCTCCGACAGAGCGTCTTCCAAGATGTTGGCGTAGTCGTCGGGGCGCACCGAGATTTGCTCGGACTTCACGGTCGCCTCTGCAGCCGACCTGAAGGATGCCCTGGTCATGCCGTAAATCAGCTCGGTCAGACCAACCCGACGATCAAAGAGCGCGGTGACCTCCGAGATGATGTTGTACATGTCCTGGGTCACCCCAGGCATCTGGAAGACCGAGATCACATCGCTGACCGACCGGCCGACAGCTTCGGAGATTTCGACAATGTTGAAGCCGGTATCGGACCTCTCCAGGATCTTCGCCTTGAGGTCTGGGTCCGCAGCCTTCGATACGCCAATGAGCGTCTGGCTGGAGGTCGCAATGCGCGTGGCGAGGAAACTCATCGCCCAGTTGATAAATCGAAGCTCCCCGATTCCGGGACGAATGAGCGAGATGGGCCAGCTGTAGCCCGGCTTCCCATGCCAAGCGAGGAGAGTGAACGGCCAGCCGTTTGGTTCAGCCCAGAATGGGATCGGCCACTGGGCAGCCATGAACAGCGACTGCGGAATGCCAGTCTCGTCCACTTCCTCCTGCAGCATCTGCGGCGGGCAGTTCAGGGGGAAGTCAATTCCCTCGGCCACAACGATGTAGCAGTTCGGTCCCAGCGCATCGAAAACACCACTGAGATCCTTGTCGGCATCCTTCAGGCGATCACCGAACCCGGTCTTGGAGTAAATCTCCCAGTAGCAGATCAGGTCGTTCGTCTTGCCGTTCTTCTTCTTGTACTCGTAGCCACGCTCGCCATCTTCCGCGCGGCTGGAGTAGCTCTCAATGTGGCCCTTCAGCTGCTCCCGGTCCAGGCCGAACTTCGCGGCCACTTCGTCAATCGGCTGCGTCCTGCGGCGCGCGGTCCAGCGGATGTCCTCAAACTCATCGGCGTCCGGATCCCAGACGATGTTCTGGATGGAGTCAAAGAATGACCCCGCCATCCGGATCTCGCTGCCTGGGGGCTGGTACAGCTCATGCCACCATACCCCTGCACCTGTGATGAACGCCTCTTCCACAACCTTGCGGGAGTGGCGCTTCAGGTCCAGCTCGTTGGGCGTGTAGTTCAGATAGTCCTCAAGCAGCTTGGCAATGACTTTGCGCCGCTCCTGGAGGAACTGCTGCTGCTCCACGCCCTGCTGGTACGCCATCATCCCGGGGTCAGGCATCATCACCGGCTGGCCATCAGGCCCCATGACGGGCTGGCCGTCCGGTCCCATTTGGGGAACAGGAGGCTGCGGCTGGATGCCCAGGAGCATCGGCCCGATGACCGGATAGTCCTTGGGCGTCACTGCCCGGTTGGGGTTCCGGTGATGAATGACCGAGCTAAAGAGACGGACGGCCTCCCAAACGCGGTTCACCATCATTCTGAACGGGGGAGGATTGAGCCCCTTGTTGTATCCACGCTCGCCCCGAGCCCGTGAATCCTTCCACATGGCGTCGGGGTCCGAGCAGTAGAACATCATCGCTTCGTCAGCGTCGTCCTGGAACGGCCGCTTGTGCGTCTGGGCCTGCTTGATGCACTCCAGCCAGCGCTTGGTAATCGGACGAAGCGGATTCTCGTCGGGCATCTAATGTCTCCTACTGACTAATGCCCGTTCAGCCCTTTTTGCGGCCGTCCAAGTCAGCGACCTTCTTCTCAAGAAGAGCCACTTTCTCGGCCAAAACAGCCACTTTCGGGTCACGCGGCTTGTGCTGCCACAGGCCGTACCGCTTCCAGTCCGGAAACTCATTCACGCCCGGATCGGTGGAGTGATGCACCGAGGGCTTCAACTGCCCGCCGTAGGCCCCGGAGACGGCCCAGAGCGTCAGCGTCCGCGAGGCGGCTTCGACAACTAGGGCAGGGGAGAGGGGCGCGTCGGCATGGGGCTGGTACAGAACCCAGTCGCCAACTTCGGCACTGGGCATGGAGAAATCGCTCATCGCTTCAGGCTTCCTATGGGGCCAAGGATCACGCAGGGGTCTTCGGACCTCCGCTCTCGTCGTCGCTTGTCGGCCAGATACTTCACCCACCACGGGTCTTGGCCGAGTTGTCTGGGAGGCTTGTGGTACTTCGGCTCGTAGGCACAGAGGTACTCAAGTGTCTGGCAGGCATGCACTTCACCGCGCGTCTGCGGCTCGTCGGTGACAAACACCTGCCCGTTCACGGTCGTTGTCTTCTTGCGATACCGCTTGATCTCACGGATGAGATTGGGACACGCGCCCTGGAGGATCTTCAGCTGCGTCGTCCCGTCGCCGCGGATGTGCAGCATCTTGCGGACGAGCGCGGTGCGGGCCGGGATGTCGTCGGAGCCAGGAATGAACTGGTGGCCGCCGATGAGGAATTTGATGTTCCGCTTCTTCAGCTCCTCGGAGTACAGCTCATGCGGCAGTCGTCCCGAGCCCAGGTCACGCAGGGTGCCGCCGTGCATGTCCATGATCGCGGATCGGATCAGCTGGTCATGGGCCTTCTCGGCAAACTGCTCGCCCCAGATCAGGGCGTTGCAGTTGCGGATGTACAGCTCGTCGTAGATCAGCAGGAACCGTTCATCGGGAGGCACGGCCCCGAAGAGCGTGGCCATCACGGCGTGGCCAGGGTCAATCGCCACGTAGCGCGTCCAGTCCGGGGGCACCCGGCCGTCAGGAAGTTCTTCTCTGGGGAAGATGTGGACCGACTGATTGAACGTCGGGTACATCAGCGTGGATTCGGTGGTGAACTCACCCTCCGCACGCATGCGGAGTTCTTCCTGACCAAGAGCCGACCACCGTTCGATGTTCTTCCGCTTTTCCTCGTCATCGATGAACTGGTTGTCTAAGAAGCGAAACGTGAACTTGCGGATGATGGCGTCCTTGTCTTCCGACACCTTGTCCGCACGCTCGCACAGTCCGATGAGCGCGTCGTTCTTTGAGTGTGGCATGGCCGACCAAATGAACCGGCCCTTGCGATCCGCGAGCCGCGCTTGGCACTCCCCGATCCACCGCTCGTTGTTCAGGTCTTCGTCCAGCCACACGGCATCGGCCTGATAGCCCTGGGGAGGCTCGCCTTCCGACGAGAAGCACCAGATCGTCCAGCCGTTGGTCAGCTCGCACTTGTTGAGATAGCCAGCGTTCTTCAGCACCCAGGACATGTCCTTCACAAGTCTTGGCGGAATAAGCGGAGGGGCGGGTTTACTCTTCGCCTTGTCGTCGCCCTTCCTGATGCTGCGCCACTCGCCAGTCTCTTCGTCTTTGGTGATCCGGAACGCCCCGGCTTTGAAGAGGATCGGGTAGATCACAAGCCCGATGTGGGGCCAATTGCGGCCGACGATGGCGAGGTTGCCGCCTTCGGACGGGTATTTCTCGTACGGGTCTTGCCCCGTCACAGCTCGGGCCATCTCCACTGCCACTGCCAAAGACTTGCCGCCTCGGTTACCGCCCAGGACGATCCGCTCGCTGGCCATGCACTTGTGGAACTCTTCCTGGTGAGGCATGGGACGATACAGCCGCAGAGCCTCCAGCCGGCGAGACGCAAGCTCAGCCTGCACCTCACGCAGCTGTTGGATCTGATGCTGCGAGACAACCGGAGCGTCTGGCTTCGGGATCTCAGGCGGCGGGATCTTCGGATGCTTTTTCATTGACCTGACGCATGTTCATCGGGTGGAACTCCCCGCAGCCCTGGCTCTTGTCGGTCAGCGGGAACTCCCACATCCCGAGCCTCGCCTGCGGCGGAAACCGGCGGCACTCCCCCACCAACGCTTCCGGCTTGCTCACTCCCCACCACCGGCAGTTCTCGCACTTCATCAGCATGTTCCAGCCTCACTTGGTTGCCGTTCACCTTCATCGATAAGGCGGCAGCGAGAACGTCCCGCCGGTACTGCGCCTCTAGCTCTTCCTCAGTCATCAGATCCAATGGCTTCTTTGCACCGCCCATGGCCGTGTTGGTGGTGATGAGCCGCATCACGCCGTCCAGCATCTTGGTCCTGAAAGCACCACCGACCGGGGAGTCGTAGTACTGCTTCATGTAGGCATTGGCGAATCCGCTCACGCCACCGAAATAGCCCATCAGCACTTCCAGCAGCTCCGACGAGTGCGGGATGTTGGCCCCGCCGATCCGGGACGATGCGATGAACATGTCCACCGCCCCACGTTCGATCTCAGCGAGCTTGCTATTCTGCTTCTTCTGTCGCTTCTGGCGTTCGACCTTGTTGCGGCACTTGCGGCAGCGGGCGTGAAAGCCATCCTTGGACTTGTGGAAGTTAGCCGTGGTGGCGGGATATGACGTCCCGCATTCGATGCACGCCTTGTAGTCAGCCATGCTACGCGCAGCTGTTCTTCTGGCACTTCTGCAGGAAGTTCTCCAGCGTCTGCGCCGGGCGAAGCTCCACGGTCTTCACATCCGGATCGACGTTGGCTTCCCAGCTTTGTTTCAGCTTGGAGGAGATGTGCGACGGCTGGACGTACGACGGCTTGCCAACCACCAGCGGCTTGTGGTGCCCAGCCCAGGCGTCCCAGTTGCAGAACACGGGGTTGTAGCCAAGCTTCTGCGTGCCGACCAGCGAGAGGTCTCGGGTCATGGTGACGTCCTCGGTCGAAGCCTTCTCCGCCTCGTACAGGTCCGAGAATTCGTAATAGAACCATGGCCTCTCGCCGGGGGCCTTGGGCTCAGTCAGCTCAAACGCCCGCATGTCGTACATGATCAAGCCGGTGGGCAGGGCGGCGCACTCTTGAACGCCAGCCATCCTGGCGGCCTGGGGGCGTTCGTACATCTTCAGCTGGAAGTCCGGATTCACGCTGTCCGTACGGAGGTTCCGCCACTCAAAGACATACACGCACTCATGCGGCGGCGGGCCGCAATACGGAGCCCCGATGACGCATGGCCCGAGCGAATAGTGCTTGACCAAGAAGTCGAACGACGACTGGAAGAACGGCTTTGCGGCCGACTCCACGCCCAGGTACAGGTCGGGCGTCATGTCGCTGTCGATCATCACAAGGACGTCCAGGCCAAAACTCCGGGCGTCCAGCACGGCCTTGTTCCTGGACATAGTCACAGGCGTGTCGGCAATGTTCCAGATGCGGATGTTCGCAATCCGCTCGTCCTTGGAGAGATCCGCAACGAGTGGCACCATCCACTCGCGAATCTTCGGCACCTCAGAGGCGATGCCGCCATTGCCGCCGTAGGAGAAGGTACAGAAACCGACGTTAAACTTCTGCTGCATGTAACACCTCGGGGTAGGGTGTTAAGTATACAAAATTACAGTGGCAATGTCAACCGAACCCGCCAAGCAATCCTGTCAGCGGGTTCTGGAAGCCCTGCTGGGCCATGTCGCCTGCGCGCCCCCACATTGCCCCGAAATCCATGGGCTGCCTGCCGGCGCCGGGGTTTGAGACGAACTGCGAGCGGGCGTCGTTAATGTTCTGGATGAACGCATCGCGCATCGGGTAATACTGGCTCGGATCGTACTGCTGGCCATCCGGCCCGCGTGTGGTGGAGGTGAACGGAGCCGGCCGCTGGTCGGGCGGTGCGTAGGCGAAGTTGCCTTGTCCGCCGCCGGGGGTAAAGGATGGGGCCTGAAGCCCTCCGCGGAAGGGAGGCTCGGACTGCGGGTAGCCCGGCATGCCCTGCGTATAGACCGGGTCGTTAGGCGCGTGCCGCTGGTTTGGAAGCCGTGGCCGCGGTTCTAACAGCTGGATCGGCATCTGGTTCGCGTAGGATGGCTGCAGGCCAGCCGGCCGACCGCCCGGCGGCTGCCCGTACGGCGTGCCCTGCGACTGCGGCTGCGTGGGCTGCGCGCGGCCAGGACGCGGCGGGGGCGACGTCCACTGCGAGCCGTTCCAGCGCATGCCCGCAGATCGACTCGGGGCGTAGCCCGACATGTCCGGGGCCTGCTGCGAAGCCTGCGGAACCTCCGGACGCATAGTGCCCTGAAACGGCCGGGTGTTCGTCTGGCCATACGGCGATACGCGGCCGTTGCTGACCGTCACGGAGTTCCGGCTATCCGGCCTAGCCATTGTCGGCATTTGGCCGTCGCGTCCAGTGCCGCCCATCATCGGGCCGACGCGGCGGTAGTAGTCGTCCGCGTACTGCTGGGAAGTTCCTGGCGCAAAAAAGGACACGCTATTCCTCCGGTCGGTCTGTGCCCATGCCAGAACCCTGGAGCATGCGGAGCTTCAAGGCGTCCATGTACGGCTGCTCCTGCCGCAACTCAGCGATCAGCTGACGCAGGAAGTCCAAGTTCTGGATGGCTGGTATGTCGTTCATCTATCTAAGGAAAAGGGCCCCGCCCGACGAGCGGACAGGGCCCTCCCCCGAAACCCCAAAGAGGGTCTTACTCAAGCCCGGTGTTGACAAAGGCAAGGATCGCCGCGCCGGTGGTGGTGCCCGCCGAGCAGGCATAGCCGATCACGCCGAGGCCGACGTTGTCGGAGCCAGTCGTAGCCGCACCAACCGCCGAGGGCGTCACGCGGCCAGCGGTCGTAGCGCCGGTCGTCGCAGCCGTGATGGCCGAGAGCCGGTCGCCAACCGCAATGCCAGCGCCCGAGAGTGCATGCGACACCTCGGTCGGACCCTTCACCACAACCCAGAACACATCGTTCGCAGCAACGCCCGAGGCCGGGAGATGCTCATCGACCACGCCAACAATCTCGTTGTTGGTGACAGCCGAGTAACCGTCCACAGCCGAGAACGCGGCCGGGCCGGCCGTATCCCGAGCAAACCGGACCACCCGCTTCGGGAGAAGAGCAGCGCCCGACGCATTGCGGACGGCGATGCAGGTCTTCAGCCGATTGCTGCGGATCTGGCCGGTCGTCGGGTTGACGTCCGGGAACACCTTTACAGTACCCACCCAGCCAGTGCCATCAGCAGTGGACGAAACGCCGAGCGTCTGACCAAGGCTGAAGGGCGGATCAACAAACAGACTCATTCTTGTACTCCTATGACAACCTTGGTTTAGACAACGAGCTTGAAGAAGTTGCGCGGCGACTTGAACTTCAGGTTGCCGAGCGTGGACACCACGTACCGATACTGTTGCGTAAGCTCGTCGTAGAACGGGCCCTCGCTCACCATCAGCTGCGACTCCATGCACAGGAGTTCGATGTTGCCCACGGCGAGGCCGTAGCCGGTGTTGGCGGGAACAGAATTCTCCGAGCCAACCTCAACACCGTCGAACTCAAACACATCGGTAAAGCCATAGCTGCGGAGGCCGTTCGTCCGACTGACGATCACGCGCTCCTTGGCGTCCAACGTGTTCAGGAAGTCGATGAACAGACGACGGTCCAGAAGGACCATGTCCACCTGATCTTCCTTCGTATCGTTGCGACGGGTCTGGTGAATCGCTTCACGCAGAGCCTTCGCACAGTTGTCCTTCCAGGTGCTGGCACCGAAGTAGGACGAGTCGGCGTTCACAATAACCGGGCTGAAGAAGTCAAACTCCGGATCGACCTTGCCGTTCGGCCAAGACGACACCGTATCCGCCGAGCCGCCGTACGCACCCAGCACGGTCGAAAGACCGGCGTAGTTGTCGTTCGGAGCAAAGTACGGATCCGCCGGGTCGGCAGTCCGCGGGTTGTAGCCAGCGCTGGCGACGTTGATCGTCTGGGTGCCGCCCATGAACGACTCAATGCCGTGGAACCGCAGCTCGTTGCCCGCAGCGTAGCCGTCCTGCACCCACTCGCGGGCGAGGTACTGCTCCATGCTCGTCAGCAGACGGCTGGCCATCTTGCCAGCGACGTTGACGAGGGCCTGCGTCGAACGATTCTCAAGCATTTCACGCTTGTAGATCGCATCGGTGACCTGCGCGCCCCGGTACTCAAGCTCTGCTTTCTTCCAGAGGTTCTCTCTGCTGAAATTGCGAGGAGTCTCACCGTTGTTGCCAGACGGCGTGTGGTTGCGGTACTGGATTTCCCAGTCGAAACCACGCCCGCTCATGTTGGTGCGGATCTGACCGGCACCCTCAAGAGCGGCAAAGAACTTGTACTTCCGCAACGACGCAATCTCTTCCTCCCGAAGGTGGTTGACGATCGTCGTTGCAATAGAACGTGCCCAATCTACCGAGCTGCTCATCAGATCACTCCATCATTTACGAGTTGGCCGCGAAGCCTCTCTTCAAAACTCATCCGCTGGCGCGGTGCCCGCGGCTCTGTGGTTCCTGCACTACGATTCGGGGTCCGAGTTGCACGCTCCCGGAGGAACTGCATGTTCGATTCCGCCACTGGGTCAGCCGCTGGCGCTGGTGCGGGGGCCTGCGCCATGGGCGGGGCATAACCTTGGGGAGGAGCAGCATGCATCTGCTGGTAACGCAGATTCAGGAGATCGCGCTGGAGCATGCCGGTGGCGTACTGCCAACGCTGCTCGGGCGTTCCGATGCCCATCTCGGCGGCCTGGGCGATGTACGCCTGGATGGCCTGACCCTCGGGGCTGATCTGGCCCGACTGGTCATAGAGCCAGTCGGCGTTCTGCTGCTCCAGAGACTGAACGTAGTTCTGGGACTTGTACTGGCCCAGCTGCTTCTCAACCAGCTCTTGGGCCTTCTGCATCGCCACTTCTTCGATGAAGGGCTTCAGCGTGTTCTCAGGATCCGTGACGAACTTACGGGCGAAGTTCGCCGTGTAGTCCTGGTAGGCACGGAGCTTTTCCTGCACCGAGATCGGGGCGTTGGGATCGATGATCTCCTTGCCCGTCTGCGGATCGCGGACGATGTAGGACTTGTAGTTCTCTTCGATTTGAGGCGGATCAAACCATCGCTTTTTCTCTGGCGCCTTCGGCTTGGAAGCCTCGGCCTGCGCGGCGCGCCACGCCTCAAAATCGCGCTGGTTTCGCAGATACTCTTGGGCGTATGGAATGACGCTTTGATATTGCTGAAGCGCCTTCTGCGACTCGCGATACCCGTTATAAGACGAGTACAAATTGCGAGCGATTGTCAGGTCGTCCTGCCCCTGAAAGTCCGGAAGCGACTTAAAGGCTTCGTAGGGCGTCGTAAAGCCGCTGCTGGCCTGCGGCGCGGCGGGCTCCGACGCCTGCGGCGCGGAATGCTCGGCTACCGGCGACGACTGCTCAATGTCCTGAATCTGCTCGTCTGACATTAGGTTCACTTAGCCTCGGGGGTGTATTGGCTAAGGAACAAATGTCCGCTTCCCCTGTTTTTGTATCGGTGTACGGCTGTTTTCGGTAATCGACATCAACCGTCCGCGACAGATAGCTGCAAAGAGCCATCAATATCATCGGGTTTTCCTCGCACTTGCCGAGCGTTGTGTTGCACCGTTCGCATAGAACGCCACGCACAGCGCCGTCCGAGTGCCGGTGGTCGATGTGCTTTTCGGCGTCATCGGCAAAGACCTTTCCGCACGCCTCGCACTGCGTCTGTAGCAACATTTCGACCACACGCGCTCGCTCTAGCTCGTATTTATCCGACCTCCGTACGACGCGGTCGCACTCCTTGCAATACGTGCGAAGGCCGTCGCTAGATGTCGGGTATCGCGCGAAATCCCCTGGCGGCTTCTCCAGCCGACACATCGGGCAGCGTTTAGACTGAGGCAGCTTGGCATCGCCCATGGCGCGATATCTGTCCGCGCTGCTGCGCTTTCTGACGTCCATGCACGCCTTGCACAAGGCATGCCTTCCGCAGCGACCGTTCGCATTGGCGTAAAAGCCGGACAGCCGTTTATCCGCGCCGCAACTAGTGCAGCGCTTTATCGCTTCCATCAACACAGCGGGGGCTCCTGTGTACGAGGTACACAGGACTAATGCCCGCCTACCGCTTGCGGAGAATGCGGATGGAGTCTTCGGCGCCGGGGTAGAACACGTAGTTGTCAGCGTTGCCGCGGTAGGCGTGCCCCGGAATGCCGGCTTTGAAAAGTATCTCCGACGCGCGCCTTTGGCCGCCGATGGTTGGCGGGTCAAAAATGTTTCCGCCGGCCAAGGTGTTGTAAAACATCGCACCGTCAGCGTCGGGAGACTCCATCAAATCGTCAACCAGTTGCGAGTTGACGGCCCGCATCTTCTCCAGCACCTCGGGCTGCTGGGCGTACACCGGAACGTCGTACTCCATCAGAGAGTCGCGCGGCACGCCAATCTCCAGCTCGTATGTTCTTCCCCGCGGAAATTCACGCTGAAGGCTGGCAAGTTGAGGCTGAACCTCTTCGCGGATCTTTCTGGCCCGCTGGAGGCGCCGGTGCCAATCATAGGCGCCAGCCTCACTGGCGGAACTGTGGAAGTGCGAATCTCGGCCGCCGAATTGCGCCAACCGCGCCGGCGTATAAAAAAGCTGGTCTGCCGGGCTGGCTCGCAAGCCATGACGCATTTCGCGCAGTTGGTCTGCCAAGATTTTCCGGCGAATGACTGTTGTGCTGTTTCGATACCAGTCTGCTACGCCTTCGCGGTCGGTGGCATAAAACCCAAACCCTTCATCTAAAGGGCCCTCGCCCTTAGTCACCATCGACATGTCTACGCGGTCCCAGTCGTACGGGCTGCCGTGGTAGGCACGGATGAGCTGGCGAACGGAATCGCCCAGCTCGTCGGCCTTACCCACCAGCGAGTTAACGGGCATACTCAATCCTCAACTGCGGAGCCTCTGGCGAGTTTCGCAATCGGCGTATGGCCTCGCCTGCATCGTCCACCAAGAAGGTCGGCGCGCCTGCTCCATAGCGTGCGGTTGACTGAGCGCGGCGGAGTGCTTGGAGGATGTCTGGTGCATTTCGGACCAGCGGCTTTACGCCAAGGCCGGCGTAGTTCAGTGGATCCGTGAGTGCGCCGATAGCCAGACTCTGCGCGGGGCCAGTGAACTTACGCCAGTCGTCTTCCGAGCCAGCCGTCCCTGCGGCCATGGATGGCATGAAGGGCGATAGCGGCGCTCGGGCAAGCAGGCCGCCAGCTTCGCCGTAGTTTCCTTTCGACGCCTCTTGCACAGCGCGAAAGACCGTATCACGCGGTCGCTCTGCGAAATCGACGGCATAGTTCGCCGCATAGGCCATGTCATCGGCCGCATCGCTGGACCGTGTCGGGTACAGCTGATCGGCCTGCATTTCCATCATGTAGGCCCGCGGATCGACCAAGCCATCGTCGTAGCCCGTGTACGCCGCACGGCGGGCGCGTTGCCAGCGAGGCGAGGCTTTGATGCGGTCGAACTCCGCCTGCTGGGCGGCGAGGTCTTGCAGCCGCTGGTCGGGAGATCCTTGGATGTAGTCGGCCCAAGAGTCAGCCATTCACCAGCTCCAATTGCATGACCAGTACCCGGGCGTCAGCTTGTCGGTCTTCTCGGAGCAGTTGTGCCGCGCCTTGAAGTTCTCTCGCCTTCCTTCATCCCCGTGCCCAGGCTTGGAGCCTTCCTTGTAATGCTCCATGCTGGCGTCACCGAAGCGGACGAGCCGCTCCTCGTCACCGACCTTGGCCCGGACGACGAACTTCTTGCCGCCCTGAACGTCACGCACCGGCCGATTGGGAATCAGGCTGCGGACCTTGTCGCCTTCACGGTCCATGGCTAGGTGAACCTCTTTGCCGACCCGGGGAAGGCCATCTGCCCTGGAGTGCCAAGAGGCATCGGGACGATTGGGCCTGGATCACGCTCATCGTCGGGATGACGCATCAGGTCTTGGAGGATCGGGTGCCAGAGCGGTTCTTTGGTGAACTGCCGCTGGGCGCCACTCAGGCCGTCCATCTCAATGAGCCGCCGAATCTTGTCGCCGTCTGGTTCCATTAGCGCATCCACCCTTCGATTTCGTCCTCGTCGTCATCCATGGGTAATCATGCCTCCCGGAAAGCGAATGACCTTCTTGCCGCCCTGGGCATCCAGTCGGGCGATGAGAGCGGCCGTCTTCTCTCGCTCGGCAGCCATGCGCATGCGTTCCATCTCACGCTCATGCTCCATGCGGCGCATCTCGCGGGCCTGGGCTACGCGGGACTCGTTCTCCCGCTGGATGGTGTCCTCAACCTCGTCGCCCATCTGGGTGTGGATGTCGCCCAGCTGCTTGTTTACGCCGCCGGTAATGCTGCCAATGTGTGCGTACATGATGCTTCTCCCCTACTTACCAATGGCCTTCTTCTGCCAGTTTCTGACCGCCTTTTTCACCAAGAGCCTGCCAGCGGTACGCAGGAACGGTAGCTTGCGGGCCCGAGCGGTTTCTTCCATCACATCAACGATCTCTTCGATGTGGGGCATGCTCCAGCCGGGTTCCTT